CAGACCGAGCAAAGGGGTCAAACAATTTTTTACTGTACCCATCAAGACTCGACTTGTAGGCACAATGTACAGTGAATAGACGACCATTGGACGTCGTATAGGAAGTATGATTTTTTTTCGCATAATTCGTGATGAACCATTCGATGTTTCTAAGTGATATACCACCGGACTTGTCTAGGATACCCAGTAATGTAGATTTATTCTTGTCATCGGAATAGAACTCGTTTACGGAAGATAGCAGAATGTCTGTTTTACTCATGTCTTCTATAATACAGAATTGAAATCTATAAGCCCCTTATTTTCAACCTCTCCTGACGTGGTGGATGAGATTTCATCAATAAATTCGATCGTGTGTTTTCGAACCAATTGACTGTGGTGATGTTTACAGTAACCATCACACCTTGCCTTGAGATTGCATCTAGACATATTCTTCTTCAGACCCCTACACGTGTTATCTTCTTCAACGGGAGCATCGCGTAACAGAACACTATACGGAATACTGTAATTCACAGAGACGACTCGTAGGTAATCACTATAAGAACCATGAATCGATCGTGCCTTTTCTGTAAACACGTTCTTTGCTTCTACCAAATCAGCCTTAGAAGTCTTTGATACTTCGCGTTGTTCTTCCTTGAGTTTTCGAATTTCATCTTGAAGTAGAGACCTTTGCTTTTGATGCTCTTCCTTGAGGTCGTCTATGATCTTCTTAGTGGCATCCTTGGTATTGTTCTTGTGATTCAGAATCTCATTTTTGTATTCCTCTTTCGCCTTTTTCAAAAGTTCGTTGTACTCACCCTTAATGATCTTTGTTTGTTCTTCGACAGCCTTTTTTACTTCGTCGCGGAACAAGGCATTAAGTCTCTCGTCCATCTTAATACTGTATCAATCGTAATTTTTAAATACCTCATCGTATGTCAACTTGTCGGAACGAGCAGCCTTGATCCTTTCTCGAAGTTCGGCAACCTTACCCACAGTATCGAGATTATATTTCTTACACTCTTCGATGAGTTGGTCCTTCTTCATACCACTCAGTGCTGGTTCTCTCTTTTTGGGTGGTGGTTTATGTTGAGCGATTAAGTCACCGAAGATTTCAGTCCTTGGGTTTTTCACGAGGGGTTCCAGAAGATCACAAATTGGATTCAAGAACTTGTTGGTGAAGTAATGGTGGTAATCGACAGGGATATCATTTTCCCTCATGAATACCGGATCTTCCGCCTTTTCGTAAGCCTTCGCCTTCGGGTTATCCGTTTTCACAAGAATGTACGGTACTCGATCACCAGATTGTGGTTCGGATCCAGGCTTCCTTTCACGCATCTTGTCCCTAACCCGAACATGGGGCAGGTTCGGATTTTTATAGGAATCTCCCAACTGCTGTGAAAGTATGAGTTTATCAACGGGAACTTCACCTTCTAGAAGATTGATCGCTCGCTCAAGAGCCAATTGTTTCGGGGGTCCTGGATCACTACTTTCTAGTACGACATCCAGAAGTTCCTTGCATACTTCACGAACGAACACTGTGTTGTCACGACGCACAACCTGGAGTCCCTTGATGTCGATGTAGTCCATATTCATCTCACCCTCTTTGTCCCTGGTCCATAGCTTGGCAGCGTAACGCTTCTTACTGTACAGAAAGTACGGACAATACACCTTCTCGAGTTCGAGATTGTTGGGTTTCTTGAACAGGGCCGTACACTCTTCGGCAGCCTTTTCGCCCAGATCCCAACTGTATTCAATCGCTTCCATTCCCGTTCGACCACCAACATCAAACTCGACCATTACTGAATCCGTATCCCCATATCTCACCTTCGCACCCGGGAAGTTCTTCTCCACGTACTCCTTCGTCTCTTCGATCATACTACGCCCCTTGAAGGTTGTCGTCGAGGCGATCGGTACACATGGAAGGATGCCTTTACCAGCACCAGTGAATCCGTAGATCGAGTTCATGCTCACCTTGTAGGCAAGCTGTTTACCATTGTAGACCTCCTTCATGAACCCCGTCGCAGCAGCCATATCCTTCTTTGCCTGTTTCCTAAACTGTTTAAGTTCTGCCAGAATACTCGGAAGGAGACTGGGTACATCCTGTGCAAACTTGTAGGTGCCACCATTCAATTCAAACGTTTCATAATTAACACCGGGGATGTTCCCATAACGCCTTTCATCCATGACGAACGTCGAATAACATAGATTGTGGGCCATCATGATCGAAGGGTACAGACCTTCGAAATCCAGTGCCGTGATTGGTGTATAGTATGCACCACCCTGAGCTTCTAAAACGGTCGCACCTTCATAGGGTTCAGGTGGGATAGCCCCGTAGCGAATCGTGGGGACCATGAAACCCAATTCCCGAGCCTTCTTGGTCAGCTGACTAAAAACCTTAATCTGCTGTCCACGTTCCACGAGGAATGAGATGGGGACCCATGTAGCCTTCGCCATCTCCAGGAGGTTCAGAAGTGTACAAAGGCGTTTCATGAGGCGATGTGGTAGCAGTGTATCCTTGATACAGTATTCGGCAACTTCTCGGAGTTTGACGGGGTCACCTTCAACGAAGCGAGCAAACATCTCCTTGGGAGGCATATCAATCTTCTGATCACCCAGGTAGAGTTTCGAAACGTTGTCTAGCTTATAGCTATCAAGTTTGTAGCCCTTCTTGACTTCGTGGAACAGGTCGAAGATGAATCGTCCAGTCATGGGAAGAAGCTTCAACATGTTATCACCCAAAGCACTCGACGATAGACGTTTGTAGACCATTTCTGAATCGACATTCTTCAACTTCCCAAGGTTGTAGAAAGAGTGGCTACACCCAACCTTTGCAGCTCGTTTGTAGATGTATTCAAGATCGAACCCGAAGATGTTCCAACCCGTCATGATATCGATATCCTGCTTGATGATGTAGTCTCTGAATGCTTCAAGCATTTCCCGTTCTGTATCATAACTGATGATCGTAGAACCTTCCAGGTTTGGGTCGGTTTTTTTGAAACATAGACACGTTTTGTCATAGGGTTCATCCGATCCAAGTTTACAAAGAGTCAAGGCAATCTGAAAACAGGCATCACCATCTATGTCCGCATCAGGAAACTTTCCAGTAGAACTATTCGACTCAATATCAAAGGATGCCACGACGAAGGGTGCCACGTCATCACGTTTGACAGGTGTGAGTGTTTCCCAGTTGTTACAGAACAGGTCAATGTTGACATGTGCAAGATTGGATCGAACACATTCACTACCAGTATCCAACCACCCCGTGGATTGAATGCCTGTTCGATGCATCATACGAAGCATGGGATCAAGATTGGATTCATACACCTTCAGGGGAAATGGACCACTCGAGAGGTTGAGAGGTTTTTTCAGGAAGTAGTCAGTCGTTCGCCGCTTCTTCAGATTGGAAAATGTGATACGCATGAACAAGAATTTTTGATTATTTTGAAAACCCCAGATATCCTTCGATTCAACGACGGTGTACCCGGTGCACATGTCTTTGATGTGAGCATAGATTTCGCGGGCATACTTGATATCAGGGAGCTTGATGTAAAAGTATGGTTCAAAGGTAGTAGTTACACACACAGACTTCCCATCCTCTGTCTTACCAAAGATACTAATCAAGTGATCCTCATCTTCGTCACGTGCTTCCCATGTGAGTGCCTGAAATACAACCATCCTTCCTTATGTACACTTCGAGCCAAAATTTTAATATCGTTTACTAGTAAATGTCAGCCGCTTTGATTGACCTCGTGTCCAAGGGTGCCCAGGATGTCTACATCACTGGCCAACCCGAAGTCAGTTTTTTCCGCCAGAACTACAAGCGTCATACGAACTTCTCCATCAAGCCTGAGCGTATCGATTACATCGGTTCGTTCAGTTCGGGTGCCGAAGTGACCATCCCCATCAAGTCCAAGGGTGATCTTTTGAGCTACGTATGGATCGAAGCCCCTGGCATCGCCGCCACGGGTTCGAACACGACGGGTCTTTTCTCCAAGGATTCCAACCCAACTGAGTTCCTTCTCTATGTGGGTGGTCAGCAGGTCTGCCGCCTCGATTCCCTCTACGTCCAGGGTGTTCACAACGTACTCTACAACGAAACACAGGCTCGTGCGTCGACGGCTGTGTCTACAGCTGAGATTAAGGAGAATGCGAAGAATGCCGCGGGTACCGCTGATCACTTCGTGATTCCCTTCTTCTTCAGTCAGGACTGGACCAAGTCCCTTCCTCTTGTTGCCATGCAGTACCACGACGTTGAGATCCGCATCAAGTGCCGTGACGGTACCTTTTCGTCAACCCCTAAGGTGTATGCGATGTATGCCTACCTCGACACCGATGAGCGTAAGTTTTTCACGGACAACGAGCATGAGATTCTCATGACACAGACACAGTACCAGATGGTTGGTTCGACGGACACCGACATCGATCTCACGTATTTCAACCACCCTACGAGTGCTCTTCACCTCGTGTCGTCTAACGTGGGTGCGACGTGGGATACGGCGTATGCTTTCGACGATGCCACCTTGTACATCAACGGTACACCTCTCTCCGAGAACATGTCCAAGGATTATCATCATAACGTGGTTCCCAAGATGCATTGTCAGGCTCTCCCCGACGATCTCCTCGAGACTGCTCCCGTGTACACGTGGCCATTCTGCCTCAACGTCGGCAAGTCTCAGCCTTCCGGTTCCTTGAACTTCTCTCGCATCGATACGGCGAAGGTGACACTCCGGAATGTTTCTGGTGGTAACATGTACCAGCGTATGTACGCAGTCAACTATAACATCCTTCGTATCAAGAATGGTATGGCCGGTGTTGCGTTCGGTAATTAATTTGTAGTTATATTTAAAAGTCATGAATGCTCGCAAGGAGTTCGATAAGATGTCGGTGGGGCCCACCCCCTACATGGACGCGAAGGGTCGCCGTATAAAAATGTCAGGAAGAGGTGCTCTTTACACAGAAAATTCAAAGGGGAATAGGACATACAACCCCACAGCGGCCTTTATAAAGCCAGTTTCGGGTAACGGTAATAGGGTGAACATCAACAACAAAAATGTTATGACTGTCCCCAAGAATATCCGCCCTTTCACATTTAACAATAACAGTTTAGTACATTGTCGGGCGTGTGGTAAGACATATGATGGGTTTGCACAATGTTGTTATGAAATGAATCACGTACGCGTACCCAAACGCAATTAATTCCAGTTGTCAATCAAAGTTTTAGTTTTTTCGAACATCTTCTTCCCGTGGAAGGTGTTGTTCTTCTCCCCCTCCCAAATTGTGAGTCGGTCTTCAAGGAACTCCTTGAACTTGTCCGAGTCACAGTTAGACTTGTATCGAACCTTTTCATTCTTAAGTGCCTGCTCCATAGCAGCTATACGACCATCCATTGAACGCTTAGCAAGCTGATCAGGAGTGATACGAGTGGACACATCAGTGGTTTTCTTGTTCATATATAACATGGACGACTCTACACTTTATACCATTTTGTACTATTGTCGTTCATGTCGGAAAACATATGATGGCACCGCTCAGTGCTGCTTTGAGATGGATCACACCAAAGTTAAAATCCCCACAAATACTAAATGATACCCCTTCTCATAGCTGGTGCACTCACTGGCGCACTCGCGTATACGTTCATGGGGCAGAACCTCGTGTCATCCTCCGAGGCCAAACGACTCATCAAGGAGGGTAAGATAAAGAAGGTCATCGATGTTCGTACAATCACAGAATATCGTGCAGGACACTATCCAAAGGCACTCCACATCCCCGTTAATAAGATTAACGAAAAGACCACGACGGAACTTCCCAGGAAGGGTTTACTCGTCTACTGCAACACTGGGCAGCGGGCCAGATTTGCAGCAGAGACATTGGAGGAACTCGGGTTCGAAGATGTCTACTACATCGCTGGACATTACTCGAGTTTACTTTAGTTTGACACCCAGAACCCTTCTCAACTTCTGAAGGATGGCAGGGTCTGGTATGGCTCGACCCGATTCGTAGGAACCAATGACACTCACATTCACGCCGACTGCGATTGCTAAATCTTTTTGTGTTTTGAAACCTTTAGCAATACGCCCCTGTTGAATCATCTTGGCCATGGAAAGTGTCACCTTCTTATGGGTACCGATCTCCTCATCTTCCAATTTTTGCTCCTTAGTACGTTCATAGTGCTTGGGTGGGGGTCTGACAGTTTTTCCATGAATGACAACCGGAGTCCAGTCCTGGTGACTCATCTGTTTAGATATAGCGTTTCGTTTTTAAGATTCTTTCCAAGCGTTCTCTTTCTCTTTGCATAAATATCGTAACCTGGTCAATTTTACCCTCTAATGTCACTTGACCATGTTGCTTCATCATGGAAACGTTTCTGACGCGTGTCAATTCAATCCATGACATTTTGGACTCGGGTGTCTTGCTATGATGTAAAGCTAATACAGCAGCATCTCGTTTGACGTCTCTAGGAAGTCCCTGTCCTTCATAACAGATGACAACATGTGACCCCGGGTAACCACTTGCATGCATCCACCAGTGTTGGGGATCACTCATGTTTGTGAGATGATCATTTTCTTTTGCATTCTGTCCAACTCTAACAACTATATTACCTGAGGCAGTATATTCCAACATCTCTTATATAAAAATTTAATCCTTATATTTATATATGGATCTCGTTCCTGTAAAACTCCTTAAAAATCAGGGTGTCAAAAAGAAGATTTTAAAAATGATGAAAGATAATCCGAGTATTGATAAGACGGATTATCTCGAAAGTCGTATAGAGACGAACACGGTTGCAAAAAAACTCATGGCTATCGAAAACGCTTCTGAACTTGCCAAACGTTTCTTATTCAAGGGTGATACATTCGACGCAATAGGAGAAGCCATTAAACTGGAATCACAGCAAAATTTCGATTTTTCCTGTAAACTGAATCATAGACGAACGAATGGTGTCGAATATATCCATCTCGAAAAGCACTACCCCGATACCGGCGAAGGTCACTTCGCACTCGCGAAAGTGAATCACAACAATAAAATCATAGAACTCTATGATTCAATGGGTAGTAAAAACCCTGAATTCAAGAAGGATTTACAGGAACGATTCCCGGAATATAAAAGGTTCTATAAGGGTCTACCCCTCCAACCTTCTGGTGGGATCGTATATAATACACCTACCGAATTTAACCAGAAAGCTAAGATTCGCTTCAAAACCAACGAAATGCTCATGAAGTCCTTTGAAATATCACAGTACGATGAATTATCTCAACACCATTTCTGTTACATAGAAGCGTTCGTCATGCTCATGCACAAAACACTCGGTACACCCATCGGACCTAAAGATCCACGTAACCGTCTTCCATTCCTTAAAAAGGTCATATGGGGTCTGGTTCATAAATTCACACCGATGTCTGAGCGAAAGGGGCCTGAATGGGAATATTTTGTCACAAACTTCAAATACTACATGGTCGTCACGGATGAAAAAAATAAGCGTCTCAAGCTCCAAAACATAGCTCAAGTGGCACCCAATGGAATACGTAGAAAGGTCCTATCAATTCGACTTCCTTCGAATATAACGAGTAAAACATCACTCAAAGAAATTGTCACGGTACAGTAAATGCACGTCGTTCTTAAACCCAGTCCATCTGTTGCACATAAATATCGCGTCATCCTACCAAGTAAAAGAGCCATCGATTTCGGTCAGAAGGGTGTCCAATATTACACTGATCATGGTGACGCCCGTCTCATGCGTGCACACCTTATTAGGAAAGGAGCTGTCATTCCTAAGAAGTTGCGGGTAGAGACAAATCACCATGAAATTCATCGGGGTATGTTGTCTATAGATGAAAGTGAGAAGGAAGATTGGGAAGACTTTTTCAGGGCAGAGTATTGGGAACGGTGGATGCTCCTGTCCTACCCCGATGTCAATAAGGCCAAACTCTACATGACAATGACCAAAGGTGTCCTCTTCATGCCTCAATCAGAAGACTTTTGGTACTGTGACAATAAAAATATAGATAGAATATAATGAGTTGTATCGTCGGACAATCGAAACGCGAAAACAATGTTGAAATAGAACCCATGGGATGTAGACCAGTTAGTCCCGATGTGTGCAAATCTGGCTTCATGGCCCCGAGTGAGAATATAACGAAACCCAAGAAATCTTTGGATCAGTGCTGCAAATGCCAACCTGATAAAACATGCTCTTTCTGTATCGACCCATCTAAGTGTACAGACGAGGAGATTGAACGATACGTGGCGGATGAAGATGATGAATGTTTTTCTGATGACACGGAACTGTACGAACCGGTTCCACCAGAAGAACCCATGGAAGAATTCATCCCCGAAACGAAAGAAGCTGAGGAGAATGCTAATGTCTTATACTACATTTTAGCCGGGGGTATATGCATGTTTTTCATTGCACTTCTTTCACTGACCCGTTGATCCGAAACCACCCGAACCACGGCCAGTATCTTCTACGATATTGATCTCAGTGATAGGCGGTGTCTCACACTTCTCAAGAACGAGCTGAGCGATGCGATCACCCTTCTTAACCTCAAAGTCTTTGTCCCCATGATTGAAGAGAACGACTTTGACTTCACCCGTATAGTCTGGATCAATGACACCAGCCCCAACCTGGATACCATGCTTGACGGCGAGTCCGGATCGTGGTGCGACGCGTCCATATACTCCAGATGGGAGAACAACTGTGATCCCCGTGGAGACAAGCCCTCTTTCCGACGCACGAATAACACAGTCCATATTGCTGTAGAGGTCATAACCCACAGAACCATCGGAACCACGAGTAGGAATAATAGAATCATAGGACAGTTTCTTGACCCCAAGGGACATTGTATTTTATAAACGACACTTCTCCTTATATTCCTTCACGAGGATTAGTTTCGCTTCAGGTAAACCCTTATTTGGTGGGTATTTACAAAAGTTTTTACAACGACAATGTTTCGTCTTTGAGAAGCACTCCTTCTTGGTGGCATAACATCGCAATGGTAAGTAGATATCCTTCGACATGTAACGCAAAATCCGATCGATGAATATCATTATTTGATTATAATTTCTACCTTTTAATTAGATGAATCACTGTCTCGTATTCGGAGCCCGGGGCCATCTGGCACAGACGAGAATCATCCCAGCTCTGAACAAACTGGAATGTCCACATACACCTATATCGCGAAGTGTTATATCAAATCTACAACATCTCGAGAATACGTCAAACGTTGTCGCCTACATGTCTATTCCAACCCACAATTTTTGTGAAAACGTCGAACCCTATATGAATGTCGTCAACCCAACCTACATCTTGGAAAAACCTCACGGGCATTCACTAGAAGACTTTGAAAGAATACATTCATTCGTGAAGACGAACAATATGAACGTTCTCTATAATGATCACTATCTCGGAAAGAGTATACTCGATCGAATTGAGTTACCTGACAACCTGGAAAAAATTAAAATCACACTCCATGAAAGCCCCGATATCAATCAACGAATCGAATACTTTGATAGTGTCGGTATAATTTTAGATATGTACCAGAGTCACTGTGTCTTGTTGTTCGCGACCCTGTTGGCTAAACACTTTAAGCAGACGAGGAAAGAAATTCTACATGATTTCAAATTTGTCAAGCCTCATGTCACACATATATCAAAGAGTGATCTCTACGTGGGTACAGCACCAACATCCTGTCGCGTATCGATGAAATATAAGGATATCTTTCTTGAAGCTGATATTTCAAAGATGGTACCGGACGAAAAAAGTATATCGATCAATGATCAGGATAACTACAACATGAATACCGGACGCTGTGCGTATGAAACAATTCTGGAAAAAATTAAGATGAACGACCTGTCCTCATGCATCGATGAACAAGAAGTCAGAGACCTATGGGATCACTTTTCAATAATGGAATGTTGACCAAAGTAATTACGTTGGGCCATCAAAAAATTTACAGACGTTCGGCGTTGATGCATAAAATCAAACTGTGTAAGAGCAGCCTGTACAGAAGGACACGGTATACCCGTTGCTGTACAGTACATAACAAACACTCTCGCGTCTTCGGCCGTCTGTTCGATGATGTCGTAGCAACTTTCCGCAATCATAGGACACTCAATGATCGTACCAGATGACCACGCATTGATTGTTCGACGCCGTTCGACGTTACGAGTATTCATGACATTGAAACCCTCGATGAGTGCCATAGCAAATACGAAACGTAGCGTGGAAGTTGCAATGTAGGGGTCAAACGCATAATTCAGATGCTGATTGACGTTAACCGCCTTGACATCACGACTCGTGAGTCTCGTATTAAGTGCAGCATTTAGAACAGGTGTGGGAATACCATACTCGGTAGCAACCTGTGAAGTCCATGATCCAGTGTTATTCATTTCTGCGACATCAAGGATCTTAGAAACGTTATAGTCACTCAACACTTTAAGAGCTGAGTTTACGATGTACCCATCAGCGTCAGTCTTTTTAGCTTCGTCAAGTGCCTGTTTCATGTAAAACGCATCCTGGTTACAGTATGCGTATACATCAGCGACACCCTGGAGCATACCGTATTCCACACCATTGTGAACCATCTTCGTAAAATGACCAACCCCATAATCATTACCCATATACGTAAAATTTTTACAGAAACTGGAAAAGAGATCGGTATTCTTAATGAACACATCTTCGTCGCAGCCAATCATCAAAGCAGGTCCCGAAAGGGCACCAAATGCACCACCCGATAGTCCAGTTCCGACGTAGTTCACGTTCTTCGACCTACACTTGGATCCCCTCTTTCTCGATGTCCTATAATGCTCATTGGAGCAGTCAATGATGGTATCGTTCGGGTCGAGTTTTCCAAGAAGGGATTTGACAACTCCGTCAGTGGCTTCACCATTTGGGAGAGCTGTGAAAATGGTGCGTGGAGTATCCATTTCCGAAATGAAGGTATCCATATCGGTGTGACCACGGATCGCGTCACTTTTGTTCGCTACTGCATCAACCTTTTCTTTTGTGCGACCATACACGTGGACATCACGAGAACGCTGGAGATTGAGAGCGAGGTTACCCCCGATAGCACCGAGACCGATGAGGCCAACCGAAGACATTGTGTTTTACTTACACGAGATTATTTTAAGTGTATAAAGATTACCATTCTTAAATATATACATGGAAGGAACTAAATTCAGACCCTGTTCATGGTGGGAAAAGGTTATCACACCAGAGGATAAGCCCATCAAATACCTTGAAATCGGAGTTCACTATGGTATGAACCTGTGGGAGATTGCAGACACTTACTGTAAACATCCAGATACGGAGATGCACGCGATTGACCCATGGGTTGATTATGATGAATACGTCGAGTATGTCGGTGATCAGGATAAAATCTATAATCAGTTCCTAAAAAATTTGGACAATGCTTCACCCGAGGTGAAGAATAAACTCAAGATCCACAGGGGATTTTCGCGTGATATCATTCCAACCCTGGAAGATGACATGTTTGATATTATCTTTGTCGATGGAAATCACGAAGCGGAATGGGCTTTAGAAGATGCTGTTCTTTCGTGGCGTAAATTAAAATCAGGAGGATGGATGATTCTGGATGATTATGGACCCGATCCCGTAAATCCGACAGCAGGTCTACAAGGATTCGCGAATGGATACAGGAACGTCATCGATATTGACAAGAGCGGTATCCATGACGGCCAGATGTTCATCAAAAAGAAATAATCGTAACTAACAGATGATACTCGTAGTACTATTTATCATATGGTTCTTCGTATATGCACGCATCTGTTCATGTACAGACGAACGATCCGTGTGTGCACGAACCGAATTTTATGGGTTCCAGTATGGACACCTTTTCTTTTATATGATCGCGGGAATGTTGTACCCGGACAAGTTCAATACATGGATAGGTCTGGGAATCGCATGGGAATTATTCGAATACTGGCTCTCGAGTAGACCAGACATCGTGAAAAAGCTTGGTGGGTGTTTGGGACGATACGAAGGGAGGGATGAAGGTCCTCCATGGCTTCGTAAGGTATATGGCGGTAAACCAAAACAAGAAAATTTCATAGACCGTGCTCTCGGTATCAAGAACTCGACAGAACATACATGGCATTATTCAGTGGGTGAAAATGTGACGAACGTCGTCGGATTTTTAATTGGTAAATACCTCCTTCAATCGGGATCGAACCGATGACCTCGCGATTAACAGTCGCACGCTCTAACCAACTGAGCTATGAAGGAATGGTCCTCTCTACCTGAATCGAACAGGTGACAAATGGAACTACAGTCCACTGCTCTACCAACTGAGCTAAGAGAGGGGAAGCTCCCACCAAGATTCGAACTTGGGGTGGTGGATTCAAAGTCCACAGTGTTAACCAACTACACTATAGGAGCGTGATCTCTTCCAATCGGGATCGAACCGATGACCTACAGATTAACAGTCTGCCGCTCTACCTACTGAGCTATGGAAGATAGTACTGAGAGTGGGGTTCGAACCCACGCGTGCGAACGCACAGACGATCTTAAGTCGTACCCCTTAGACCAACTCGGGCATCTCAGCTAATATATCTTATATTTGTATTAAATCTTTAAGCACTTTGGCGGTGGTTCAAAGGCTGTCTTTTCCTTTAGTTCCTGACGCTGTTTAAGTTTCTTGATGTCCGCACCCTGACAGTCATGTTTCGTTAGGTTGATACAACTTGGACAGAAGCTACCTTCACAATATTGACAATCAATGGGAACACCACACTTCTTGCGACACAGTTGGCAGGGCATACCTATTTTAAGTGTACATTTTTTAAATAAGTTAAAAGGGTGTAGTCTATGTAAACAAAAAAGAGATGCTGATCCTCCGAGCCATCTGGGGTACTCTATATGACATGACTCCTCATTACCTGGGTAATCTATGCACAATGACTAAGACAGTTTTATGGGATGCCCCTCAGCGTTTCTACCTTGATATTGAGCTGGAATACCTTCGATTGAAACGTATTTCTGAGCCTGAGCCTGAGCCTGAGCCTGAACCTGAACCTGAACAGAAAAGATTGATCAATGCATTCCTAAGTCGGTTCTGGAGAATCTACAAGTAATGATGTTTACACAGGACTTTGCACTGGCCTTTTGTCAGGCTACGAACACACTCTGCACCGACGTTCAACGAGAGATTTGGAATCTCTGCATCCAAGAACCCGAGTGCCCGCCGGCACCCAAAAAAAATGTTTAAAAGTTTTTTAGAGTTTGTCGGGGTGAGGACGAACACTCATCAACCAGTTTTGATCCGGGCCATCAATCAATGTAACGAAGTTCGTTACATTCAAGTATCTGAAAACTCTCATTCAGAGCGTCGAGAACTTCTTGATGTTCTCCTTACGAAGTGCAAAAGACTCATGTCCTTCGTAGTGCAGAAAGAATCTGATAGTGATACGTTCTATGATATCATGGAGTTGACGAACAAGGTGAGACTTGCCCTTTATAGAAATGACGATATCACATATCTGTATGACGAATTTAACGTGTATGCCTCTAAATACAAAAAAAATTCTAGAAAATCGATGAATCTTAGCGACTTAGAGGTTTAATACAATGGTGAATAATGGAATGCCCCGTGTGTTACTGTGATACGAATCTTGTACAGTTGACGTGTGGGCATACTCTTTGTGCTTCGTGTACAAAGAAATGGTATCTTCAACACCGGGGTTGTGCGACATGTCCCATGTGTCGACAATCTCTGTGTTTTAGAAATATCATACACAAAAAAAAGCAATGGAATGTCGAACGTTGTCATCAACTTTACACAGAGTTTATTGATGAGCTGATATTTGATTGTACTGAAGAGTATTTCCCCGTTTTATTGCAGTGTATGTCAATCATACAGGATAGATATACATTTACGATGAAAAGTTACCCAGAAGTTACGAGTGATGCCATGGAGTTTATTTTACGATACTCGTGGATTCCACTCGAACCCGAAGATGTATATAATCATGACATCCCAACCTTCATGCACTACCTTTTTGTCAATAGAACTGAATATCACAACCTAAGTAGTTCACAATACATAAAATTTCAAGATGAAATGGATCTCTTCCATAAACTTATCGATCTTATTGACCGGAACTCGGAGAGGATCCCAGATGGGGACTATCTCCAGATGTGTGACACTATACAAGAACTTCGAAAGCAAGTGAAGCCACCATCGTTCTTGTTGAATCAGAACCAACCCCTACATTTACCGAGTGATCCCGATACCAACGCTCAGAGAGAAAGAGAACAGCTTCATCAGCGATGGAGGGAAGTTGAGTACCCAGGTTTAAATGAATTCTTACGAGAGTTACATGAAGAGTGGTCCGAAACCTAAGTGAATAGGGACATTTGTAATTTTAAGAAACAATGGAAGAACTTATGAGTCTCATCGATAAAAACTCCCATAAAATACCCGAAGGTGATTATATCCGAATGTGTCGATTACTGAAAGAAATGTACAAAAGCAGGGATCGATTACTTGTTACACCTGATGTGGTTGGTGAAGATTTCATCATGACATCAGATGCATTCAATAAATGCCACACGTGGATCAGAAGTACGGAAGCTCTCCGAGACGCCTTCGAAGAACACGAAAAAGATCCAACAGATAAAGTGAAATTAGCAATCTATAAACAGATTCGAGAAGCATCTAACCTATATTGGAGAGAACTTAACCAAACGCATGGATGTGAGGAACTCATGTGGTTTGTGCACAGGGGAACACTCGCACAACGTGATTTCAGGTATTATGGTAGGGCGGTGCGGAGGGGTCAGGTCTAGGGAGTGATCGTACTTCAATACACGCGGAAGGATCTATCGTCCCTGGTGCGTGTAGTTGTTTTAGTCTAGATAATTCCTGTAATTGAATATGTATTTGTTTTAGTTCGTTGCATATCTTCACATACACCCACTCTCTCTTTGTTGGGAACATCTCATCATCCATGATATCCATGATTTTTCGTACGTGTTCCATACCTAAGTGAGGCTCAGAATTTATATTTTCAAGAAAAAAATGGGTTCTACCCGAAGCCATCCACTCCCTCCCGGTATTTTCGTTGAGATGAAGCCCTCCCCAGATGAGTTTGATAACTGGACCGAAGAGGATTTTGACAGGGAAATCAAAAGGCTTCGAGAGCGTGTCAGGGAACTCAAGTCCCAAAAGGTCACACGCGTCGATTATGAAGAAGTTGTACTGGATCCACCTGACGATGACGATGATGATATCGTGCACGACCCCGATGTTCGTGAGATGGTTGAGAATGGTGAACACACCTGTCACATGTTTGACACACCTTGCCAAGCATGCGAAGATGATGACGAGGAGGATGAGGCGATACAGAAAGTTGACAGGTTACGTGCTCATTTCTGTTAGCAAGTCAATTTCTTTCTCATAGGTTTGAGAGAGTAACAGGGATTTCAGGTCTCTAGTAAATGTAATGTATATTCTTGGTATATCTCCCCATAAACGCTCCGAACACACGAATGCGTCAATAGCCCCATCTCTCAACAAGGGTTCAAGTAAAGTCCAATTTGGTTCGTTGTATCGGATTTTTGTACACCCCCTAGCAAACCTTCTCGAATATATGTACCATGCCACGATGCTCTTATAGATGTGTATAGGTCGTTTCCCTTGCTCGAGACACTTCCGGAGAGAAGGTACCACGAAGGTGTGAAACTTTGTGAACCCATCCATACAGATTCTATCCAACTCATCGACGTTCGTCGCATCCGAAAATCGCTCCTCGACAGTATCGATGTAGTCGTATACATCGAAGGGTAGTTCAGTGTCAATCGAGGGGGCAATTTCTTCTCGTTGAAGCTGTTTGAAGTGTTTACGATGTGATGGGTCATTCATAACCTGATCGAATGTCGTGTAACCAGAGAGAACACCAATATAGGCGAGTGATGTGTGACCACCATTGAGAATCCTAATCTTCGTCTCTTCGTAGGGTCCAATATCATCACTGATGACGACACCAACCTTGGTCAGATCGGGGAAGTCTGTAGCGAACTTATTTTCAATGACCCATTGTGTATATTCTTCAGTTTGCACAGCAGTTGAACCATGACCAGGGAATACATTCTCGACTTCCTGACGGAGTGCGTCCGTCGTTCGAGGTGTAATGCGGTCGACCATACACGAAGGGAACTTGACATTTTCCCTGACCCATACAGCGAGTTCGTGTTGGTTGGTATGATATAGATACGCTAAAAATTGTGTTTCGAGAACGAGACCATTTTGGCGAATATTGTCACATGATAGGATCGTTATAGGACTTTTACGATTACGAAGACCACATGCCAAGTATTCAAAAAGTGGGGACCCTGGTGCGTAACCACTCTCTGTTACCGTGATAGTGACGAGATGAACACTGGGTAAAGTAAGCATATGTTTCGCGATCGTCCTATTTTTGGTCCAGTCGATGTAGTCAAGATGTGATCTAATCATCATGTATTTCGATGGTGTTTTCAATATGTAGTCATCAATCTCTCTGAAACCCTCATTTCTTAAGTTAACAGCTACGATACCCCAACGAAGATCTCCAGTTTCCTTCATGTACTCGTGAATGTACATCGCCTGGTGTGCCCTGTGAAAGTTTCCATACCCTATATGAACAATACCAGTCTGACATTCAGACTTGTTGTACATTCGTTAAGTTACTTAGACAAATTAAAATAAGAAAGATTAAGCATGGAAAATTTATTGAAGGCTATGCAACTAATAGATAAACACTCAAAGGTCTTACCAGAGGGTGATTACCTGGAAATCTGTAACAACTTGAAGAGTGCCTACAATAAACGGAGTGATCCAGTTATGTTTTTCGACTATGATAATTTTCACATCATCCCCATGAGTGACGATCAGCGTGTCGTCAGTTATTTCAATAACTATTATATTGACAGATCGATTGAACTCGACAGTGACTTTAATCAGTTACAGATAAACTATCTCGAAGGTGAACTGTCTAGTCATCAACCCATACGCCGCACATCCAAACCCATGCGTGAGAGGGTACTGAGACATTATAGTCGGATTCATGACGTGGACCCTGGACATTTCGATAAAAAGACTGTTACCCAATTATGTAAAAAGTACATGGAACTCGAAAACGATTTTAGAAGTCGGTACAGAGATGCGATCGTCAAACGTTTATATTGGCTCGAAGACTCAAACGACAATCTACAGGAGATATAAAGTTTAAACACGCGTGTCTAACAATGTTAGCTCTAGCTAGTTGCAGACCAATACTCACACCAAAACACACGAAGCGTTTTAAAGTATACGCTACAGCATATAAGAATGTTGACCCTTACCGTGAAACTTCCCTACGGTACATGGGGTACGCGAATGAGCTTGGTGAAGCTTTTACATCGTATCTCCCAGAGTGGGGTCTTCCCGCATCTTACTGTGTCGCCGCATCCTATGTCATGTTCGACACGATTGACAAAGGACAGAAGGCGTTTGATGCTGCCGAAGAAGAAGACAAAATCATTGACACTCTCCGAATTTCCACGGAAACTCTGACATGGCAGATGCTCGCTTCCGTCTTCTGGCCCGGATCGATCAT